TTCTTCTCCCTCTTCTATCTGTTGAGTAAAAATATTATATCTAAATGGCTTATCTCCTTTGTTCTTTTTTCTAAGTTGTTCCATTAACTGATTAGCTTCTATTTTCTGTAGTGGTTGTTTTTCAATAACTACAGGAGTATCAGGATTTTCTATGCTTTTAATCTCTACAAGTTTTGGTGGATTGTATCCCGATTCTCGTGCGAGATACCAAAAAGTACCTGCCTCGATTAATTTACCTCCTGATCTTGCAACTTGATCTATACCTCCCCATTGCGGAGAATGTTGTTGCATTAAAGATATTGCATCGCTTTCAGATCTATTTGCGTCACGGCAAGCTTTAACAAGTCCCCATAGCAAGTTTCTGTAATAATCATAAGTTCCACTACCTGGGATACGAGGTGGTATGCAATTAAGTGCTTCTTTTATATCGTCAAAAGTACCTTTTCTATATTCTTTAAATTGTTTACTTTTTTTTATTTTTTCTGTTTGCACTTTATCTGGTAAACAATCTTCTATATCTTTGACTGTATATTTCTTTTCACACGAGCTGATGATTCTTGTCATCTCTCTTTTCGTCCCATCATCTCCCATATGAAAAGTTCCTGGAAGACGCATAACTCGTGATGGATTTTTTAAAGCCCTGTCAGCATCTGCATAATCTAGTAATCTTTCTTGAATAGGCTTCCAAGTCTTTGGATCAATAGTTTTTTTAAGAATCCAATAATTATGTATTGACTTACCTCCTGTATCTATTTGAAGAGGCTCGGGGAGTCCCAAGTCTTTCCATGCACTTATCTGATCTTCCTTAGATCTGTCATCCCATTCGCAGAAAAAAGCTCTACAACCTGTTATTTCACTATCAGTATCACCGCCATCATTTACAACGACATAAATTCCACGACCTTCAATCTGACATTGAGTAATCCAATTTATATCTGCATGAGATTTTTTGCCACGATCAGTATTTTTGAGAGGATGTCCTTTTGGATAGAAAGAACGCAATCTAACAGTATTTTTATCTTTACCAAGTAATTTAAGGAAAGTCCTCCATTGAGACTTATCAAGATTTAAGTCGGACATTAATTTTGTTGTGATATTAATTTAGGGACAAGATATTGAAAACATCTTTAATGCTTCTGGCTACTCCTGTAATGCCCCCTGATTTACTTATGAAGTTGAGCCAATTGTTTTGTTGAGTTGTAAGTTTGCCTTTTTCTGTTTTTATTTCTATTGAGACAAACTGTGCAATTTCTTGTCCGATCATGTCTTCGGTTATTTTTATTTTCTTAAAACCGATAAGATCAGAAGAACCTTTAGCTAACCCGAACTGAACGTATCTTCCTGTTCTTGGGTCGGGAAGTTGCCCCACTTGATTACGAAAAAGGCGAAGAGTTGGTATCTTGCCGATTGCAAGTCGGATTTCTTGTTGAAGCTTAGTCTCATTGTTGCTCACGCTCCAATTGTATAACCCTTTGCAAGGGTATAGCTGCAACTTGCGGAACAATAGAATTGCCTAACATTTTAAGTCTTTGAATTCTTTGTTTAGCGTCCAATTTAGTGGATAGCCCATCATCTCCTCTACAAATGACGGATTTAGATACATATTCTCTCCAGTTTGGGTTAAGTCGGTGTTCTGTACTTCTCCAGACTTGTGAAGATCTGCTGCTATTTCTGTCTCTAGATATTTCTTGTGTTCTAAGTTTGCCATTCCTTTGCTGAGTTTCATCCCCATCCCAATCGCTGCTCTTGGAGTTGGGATTAGATTGTTGAAAGTTTCTACAGTCTTTGGATTTACTGCTTCCCTCAGATTCGATAATGTTGTCCTTCCTTTCCTCGCTCCTTCCATTTGTTTCTTGAGTGCTTCGGGACTCCGTTGTCCAAGGTGATCCATAGTTGTCGGAGTCGGCAACATTTCCCGATCTATCGCAGCTCGAAGTGGTGTTCCTCCCTGTTGAAATTTTGCTTTGCGATCTGGATCGGAAGCCAATGGGGTCGGCAATTTTTCCAAGCAACCACCATCTGTCACGTTGGTGACAAGCTCCAACAAAGCTGCTTGGAATACAGCACCACTCGCACTCATATAACCCTGTCTTGTAAATGTCCCTGAGTACGATGTCCATCCCGTTAGCAAGGATCGCTGACACGTTTTCCAAGATGAAGTACTTTGGTCGTACCATGCGTATGGTTCTGATGAGTTGGAACCAGAGACCAGACCTTGTAGCCTCCGTGATCCCTTCGCCCCTTCCAGCGACTGAGATGTCGGTACATGGAAACCCTCCAGTGATAATGTCTGCTGAATATGGTTCGGCTCTGTAGGTTGTGATGTCATCGTGAATAGGAATGTTAGGAAAGTTTTTGTTTAGTATTTGTTGGCAGTACGGATCAATTTCTATGAACTGTACTGTTTTGAATCCACCTACAAGGTTTTCCGCAGCGTAACTAAAACCGCCAATCCCTGCAAATGTGTCTAATAGTTTTAAAGTCATAATTTAATACTATGAGGATCTATATAAATATTTCTAGCTTTAACAGTTTTCACATAATTACAAATAAAAGCTCTATCCCAAGAATGTGCAAACATCTGCAAAAACTTAGCTTTTATACCGCTTTCCCATATAAATGATTGTGAATAATTTTTCTGTATAGTTTTTTCCCAAATTTCTTTTCCAATTTTTACTTTTTGTTCTCCTTCTTTTAATACACGTTCAGTACCTGGTTGATAATGCAAATCACCATTTTCATATTGTTGAATCATCTTGTAGCATTCATGACTATTAGGCAAGCAAAATATTTTTGCAATAACCTCTTTTTCATTTAAATTTAAATTTGATGCTTTTCTAATACCTTTACTAAATTGTGATGCTTTATATCTAGGAACAGTTTTTTGTTTTCTTGATTCAAAAACTCTATAAGCCCACCCCTTTTTATAACCTAATATTTTCGCAACCATTATTAATTCTTCTAAAGTTTTTGCTGATCCAATAAGTACTCTTTGTTGTTGTTTTTCTGTTTCTGCCTGTTCTTTTCGCTTAAGTTCCTCTAATTCGCCTTCTTCTTGCTTAATAAACCTTTCTCTGTTTTCTGCTTCATAACCACAAACAGGACAAACTGGTGTTGGTTTGTATGTAGCAAAACATTTCTTGCAAGTTTCTACATGAGGTGCAACTTCTCCTTTTTTCTTTTTCTTTTTTTGCGAATGTAATGACCATTCTCTTATATCATCAACAAAACCATGTGTTCTGGTGCTATTGACATGATCTAGAATTATGGCTGTTTTACCTTCTTTTGGTCTAAGAACTCTTCCTACTTGTTGTAAATATAACCCTTCAGATTTTGTTGGTCTAAGGAGAATTGCTGCTGATACATCTGGAACATCTGTACCTTCTGATATGACATCAACAGATGTAAGAATTTGTATTTTTCCATTTCCAAGTCCTTTAATTGCTTTATCACGATCATCAACCTTCATCTCGCCATGAACTATAGCAGCTTTATAACCTGCATCTTTGAATTTATTACAAACATCAGTTGCGTGTTTTATAGAAATACAAAAAGCAATTGCAGGTAAACCATCAGCGTGTTTCTTATATTGTTGAACTGCATCGCCAATAATATCTACAGTATCAATTTGTTTTTCTAATTCTTTTTTCTGATAATCTCCACCTAAAGTTTTTACTTTATCTAAGTTAATTTTTAGAGGTGGTGCAAATACTTTATATGGAGCTAGATATTTATCCTTAATTAATTTTGCTACACCTGGACCCTTAACTAAGTCATCAAAATAATCAGCTAGTCCCCTGCCATCAAGTCTTATTGGTGTAGCAGTACAACCTATTTTATACGCCTCCTTAAAATGCTCTATTATTTTTTTCCAACTACCTGCTGCTGCATGATGTGCTTCATCAATAATTATATAGTTAGGATTAAATGTATTTTTAACAAGTCTTCTTACTAAAGTTTGTACAGATGCAATTTGTATATTGTTAGTTGACTCTTTATATTTTGCAGCAATGACTCCATGACTAACTCCAATAGCTTTTAATTTTTTTGAAGCTTGATCTATTAATTCTCTTCGATGTACAAGTATTAGTACATTCTTTTCATTATCAGAAATAGCTTTTGATATTGCAGCAAAAACAACTGTCTTACCAGCTCCAGTTGGCATTACTAATAAAGGAGATTTTTTTCCTTTTGTGTTGAAGGAATATCTCAAACTATCTATTGCTTTGATTTGATAACTTCTTAACTGCATGAGGTTGCACGAGATGTTTTAAGGGTATATGATACGACAAGAAACGACAAGTCTTTTATTTATAAGTCAGCAAAAATGTATAAACCCCTGGTGATGAGCAATGCAGAATATCACGCAAAGAAAGAGTACGAGTCTTCTACTTCTATTCGTGATATAAAGTTAAATCCAAAAAAATATTTATTTCGCAAAACACATGAAACTGTTCCAACTAAAGCAATGGAAGAAGGAACTGCTGTACATACATATTTCTTAGAAAATGATTTATTTAAGAAAAATTATGTATTTAAACCAAAAGCATTTAATGGCAGAACCAAAGAAGGCAAAGAATGGATGCAAGAACATGGTCATCTAAATATATTGTCTGCTGAATGGGAAGAAAATCTCATACAGATGAATCACAACTTTTTAAACAGCCCTGCAAAATTTATTTACGATAAGGAAGGATTAGCAGAATTAAGCTATTTTTGGGAAGATTTATACAAAATAAAGGGTAAATGTAGACCAGATTGGCTATCTAGCGATGGAAATACAGTTGTTGATCTTAAAACGACACAAGATGCAAGTCCTAAAGGTTTTCAAAAATCTATAAGTGGATTTTCTTATCATATTCAAGCTGCTTGGTACTTAAGAGGTTTAAGAAAATTAGATATCCCTGCAAAAGAATTTATTTTTATTGCAATAGAAAAAACAGCACCATATTGTATTGGAGTCTATCGAGCAGATGAAGACATGATTAATGCAGGTATGAGTGAAGTAGAAAAATCATTAGAACTTTTAAGAATATGTCAAGAAACAAAACTATATCCAGATTACACACCGACCATTCAAGATATTAGTCTTCCTCCTTGGATGACTAATAAAAAGGTCACACCACAAAACTATCAGGAGATCGAACTTTACTAATGAAAATCGAATTCGATTACAAACAAGGAGAATGGATACAACTTAAAGCGTATCTTTTTCCATACCTTCATAAATCAGAACTTGTTCAAGATTTTGTAAAAAAGGTAAATACAAAAACTAGATTGAGGCCAATGAAATGACGAGAAATTTAAAAGATTTACAAAAATTAGTCGATTATTTAATTAAAAAAAAGAGGCAAAAAAAATGACAACAGAAATTACAAAAACATCTTTAGAAAGCGAGTCTTCTATTTATCACAATGCTGATAGTTTTGAGTTTGCACAGAGACAAGCAAAAAGTTTAGCAGATTCACAACTTGTACCAAAACAATATCAAGGCCAACAAGGTTTATCAAATTGTTTGGTAGCTCTTGAAATGAGCAAAAGAATGAACCTTAGTCCACTTACTGTAATGCAAAATTTAAATGTTATACACGGCAAACCTTATTGGAGCGCACAATTTATTGCTAGTACCATTATGTCGTGCGGAAGATTTTCTAACTTTGATTATTTAGTAAAAGGTCAAGGCGAAACATTAGAAGTACAATGTATTGCTACAAGACTTGAAGATAAAAAACAAGTTAAAGGCACAGCAGTTTCTATGCGTATGGCAAGACAAGAAGGGTGGTCTGCAAGAAACTCGAAATATGCCTCAATGCCAGAATTGATGCTTCGCAACCGAGCTGCAACTTTTTTTGGTAGACAATATATTCCCGACTTGTTATTAGGTGTGCAAACATCTGAGGAAGTGGTAGATATAGAGTCAGAACCTATCAATGTATCCGAGTCCCAGGTGCAGGTAGAAAAAATACAGGAGGATGACAATGACCTCGATTTCTAAAGACGAATTTATCACAAGCGTGGAACTTGCTGAACGATGGCGAGTCCATGCAGATACTGTTGAACGATGGCGAAGGCAGGGCAAACCCCCTTCTTTCTATTCGATTAATGGAAAGATCCTCTATAAGGTGGCTGAGATAGAGGAGCTTGAACTAGCCAAACGTCAAAATTCTAATTTAAAAACATGACACTCGAATTACAATTAGCTGTTTTTAGACAAACAGATGCTGATAATCAAAACTTTTACAAAGAAAAGTTTGATCAATCTAAAAACTATCCTGATTACAAAGGAACTGTAAAAGTACCTGTAGGTCAGATTGAAGAATTAATTTCTTACCTTAAAAATGCAAAACCTGATAATGATGGTTATGTAGGAGACTTCATACCATTAAGAGCATCAGGTTACACAAATACACCTAGGAATAATCCAAATGGTAAAAAATTTCTTGCATTGAAGATTGAGACAGATTATAAAAAGCAAAAGGAGATTTACGAGTCTGGTACACCATCAGCAAGTCCTGTAGATGCACCTTTAGGCTCAGACGAAATCGACTTTTAGCATATGGGGCAAGATCCACCTGCCAGTTTTCCAGGTTGTCTCGCTGCTTTTTTGTAATCTTGGGAGCCATGACCCTCATACTCCTATGCACAATTTTACAAATGATATTACAAGTTCTCATCGAAGATTTAGTAGTGGGTCTAGGGGGTTTTCTTGGTTGCCTCCGAGTAAAAAGCTACTAAATAAGCTGACATGATCTGTAAGTCCTCAATTTTTTATTATGGCAGACTCAACTAAATCAGTTCTAAGATTAAGAAAACTTAGACAAAATCGATTGCTTTGGCTAGAAAAAAAACTAGACAAAGATATTCGAGGATATGATCATATTGTTCAATATCGAGATGATCATACTGCATATTTAAAATCTGATTGGGTTGATGAAAATATAAGAATTATTATTATTAAACACAATTATGAGGTTAACAAAGCAAAGAAGATGAATATTAAAGATTTCAAAAAATGGGAAAGAGAGGAGGTTGACAATGAAATCGAATAACTTTCCCGATAAAGAATTACTTGATATGCCACCAGATATGGAAGGTGTTACAAGACCCGAAAAAGACAAGAAAACTAAGAAATTTACATTTATTGTAAATGGAGTTGGTAATGCACCTATGAAACTTACTACCTATGCAGAAACTGAGGCGAAAGCAGCAAAATATATTAAAGCTAGGTGGGGAGATTGTAACTACAGGATAGTCAAATGAATAAAATTATTTTCCCAAAAGACCCATATAGAGGACAAATATATTGGGACATGAAAACTAAAATTATTTTTGAATATTGGATACCAGATGACGATGCACCTGTAGAAGTCAAAGCAAAATGGATGGCACTAGATTTTCAACAAGAATGTGTTGCAGGTTTGTTTTCTCAAAAAGGCAAAAATAAATATTTTGCATATAACAAACTTATTGATTTTTTTGGTTGGTCAGACCAACAGATAAAAGATTTAATTAACGCATGACAACAGAGCAAAAAATCGCAGCAGCCACTGCTCGCATTAAAGAACTAGAAACACTTATTAAATTATGGAAAAACAGGAAAAGTTTGTAAAAATGACCTCATACACAAAATGTAAAAAATACGAAGGGTCATTAATTAAATGCCCTGAGTGCAACCATATAGCTCGTGTTTATCATTTAAGTTGGTGTGCATTATCTTGCGTGAAATGCAAGAAAGCTAATCTTAAAATTAATTGGCTTATAAAAAAACCTTAATCTTCATAAGTAATTTTTAAAAATCTTGTATATCACACATTTAGTCTGCAAAGGACAATTCGGAGTTAACCCGATATATCATGGACTAACAGCAAAATTTAGACCTTGGTTTTATGATGGACAAAAAGTTTATGTCGGTAGATTATATGAGACAAAATCAGAAGCAGAAGACGCAGCAGCAAGACTTAGGACAAATTGTTTGTTGCGGTAATCATGTTTTTAGAGTTATAAATGGTAGAAGATATTGGATTAGCACACCACCTAATGGCTACGAGGATAAAATTTGGACTAGATAATGGCTTCTCTTAGATATCATGCAGGTCGCATGGTTCTATATGAAGAAGAGCCAAGTGTTTGGCGAGTAAAAATAAAAACGAAACAAGGAAAAATAAATTTACCGTTAAAAGCAAAAGAGTTAGAACCTGCACTTATTGAAGCTGAATATTTATATGCAGATGCAAGATGTTTAAGTAGAAATCATCCAATATGTATTGAATGTATACATTGGTTGGTTGTAAAATCTGAATGTGGTTTAGGAATGCCAGAAGGGAAAGCTACTGGGGGGGTGTGGGCAAAGGATTGTGCTTATTTTTGGGAGAACAAGATTTAGCATTTAATTTATCAATATGATCTCCAGCTTGATTTATAATTTTTGTTAATCTAAAATTTTCCATTGCAAAAGCACTTATTAAGTCAGGTATATCATCAGGATCGATATAATTAAACACTTCCCTTAATATTTTTTCTACTTCAAATTCTTCCTCCATAGAAATAGTTGCCATTACCCAAGGTTCAATTTTACGTCTTTTTTTTGCTTGTTTGTTAAACCAACCTGACCAAGGCATTTCAATTTTCATTAGAGTGTCCTCCAACCTAACAATAACTAAATATTCTTAAAAGTCTAGTTATTCCTTATATACTGTGCTTTTCTATCTTCTATTGTTTGTTCTGGATATTGAATTGTATGCCAAACGTGTTCACAAGTAAAACATAATCTTCTTCTTATAATTATATGTTCCGAGTTTCTATCAGATTGAATAACTTTTTGTCTTGTTAGACTATTGCACTTTGGACAATTTACAAAATTTAATCGATGCATTTATAGATTTATCAGGTTTTTTATTTTAATATATAAATAGCCACAAAAAAAGTTATGCCTGGACATTACGGAACAGGAATGGGTAAGAAAAAGAAAAAAAAGAAAGGCGGTAAAAAGTAATTACCTTCCTGGAAACAAAGCTTTTTCTAACGCATCACAAAGTCGATTATCAACAGTATTATCGGTTTTGTTTACCATAGCTCGTACAATATCAAGTGCGAGTTTTTTTATTGCTTTTCCACGAAGAAAGGCAAATAAGATTGGTTCAATAATTTTTAGCATTGTTTTATTTAAATTGCTAGATTTATAGTAGCTCACACCTCACAATAAGAGCTATAGCCTCTTCTCCTGGTCATAAAGGAAGAGGCTATCTTCTTGGCTTGATTTCTACAACAGCAAGTTCTACTTCTTTTAACCTGTGAAACACTTCTTTCATATCGTCATGCATATCATCAATTTTTGTACTTAATAATTCTATAGCTGTAGTGTTACGGACAAGGTCATCTCTTGATTGTCTGCCACGATAAGAAATAGATCCTACAGATACAAAACAAGCTGTCATTAACGCTCCACCTACTGCTGCAACTACCTCTACCACTTTACGAGTCCTTGATCTATGTCTATTATACAGAAAAACCCTATGGAAAAAGAAAAACCTAAAGATATATCAGAAAAACAAAAAGAATTAGAAGATGAAAAACCCGACTATCAGGAGAAAATCACCTTTTTAATTTCTACTGTTGCACAAGCATTTATTCTTGCTTGGTGTTTATTAGTGTTATCTCTTGGATATATTAAATTGCCAAATAGACTGTTTGGTATAGATATACCAGATCAACCTCGTGTGGATTCGACCTTTGCAGCAGGTTTGCTTGGAAACATTTTGGGTGGTCTAGGCATTTCGGTTAACGCAGCACAAGGAGCTAAGAAGAAAAAGAAAGAAGAAGGAAACGGTAATAATAGTAACTCCTCTGGTAGCGTTAGTACTATAATAATAAGACAGCCTCTTGAGATCGTCACATCAAAACCTGACGTTATTAAAGTTGACCCTAATTCTTCAAAAAAATGAAAAAATTTCTACCTTTGATTTTGCTAGCACTTCCAACAGCTAGTTTTGCAGACATTTCTCATTCTATTCAATCAGTGGCAAGTGTCACAACTGTTCCAGCAAGTGCTACATCTGAGCGTATTGGGGCTTCGATAAGTGTTGCAGGTACAAACGTAACGCCAAAAGCAAACACAGTAGCTGGTCAAATAGGTTCTCTCGATTTAGCTGATGCTGGTATTACTAACGGTGTTCCTACTGTTGACTACGATACTAGCTTCAATGTAGTCAATACAGGTGATGCTTTTTCGGCAAGCGAGACTTACATCCAAGCTGATGCCGTACCAAGCTTACTATCTGCCACAGTAACAAATGGGGCAGTTCCATCACTGCCTCTTCTTGGTAAAAACACAGTGGTAGCTGGTGGCGATCCTGGTTCTGTAGCAATCACAATGGACAGTGGACAAGCACTAACAGTTAACCTAGCTGATATGGGTGCTGGTACAACTGCAACTCTTCAGTCCACTATCACTCTTGGCCTCGATTAATGAAATGGTTGTTATTTTTATCCGTTGTCTTTTTTAGTTCATATGCCAAAGCTAATACTCCACAGTTTTCTGCAAATCAATTGCAAAGCAATTCTAAAAGTATTAGTAAAATAGATGAAGTTATTATTACTGAGAACTATAAGTCTGGTTATGCATACTCAGTTACAGGTAATAATATCAAGATCAAAGAAGGCACAATTATATCTCCAAATGCAACCTATACAACAAGTCAAAATACAGGTAATGCAGGGGTAGTTAACTTTCAATGGATAACACCACAACTAACAACCAAACCAGAATGGGTCATAGTAAACGAAGGAGAAGCCTTCAGTCTGACCGAAAATTTCATGGCTCCTGGTTTAGACGCAGTTTCAATTATAAATCGCTCACAGACAATAGAAACTACGCAAAATTCTATAACATTATTTCAATAGGGTTATTATTTGCTAGTCCTGTTTATGCTCAAACCACTATCTCAAATCCCCAGTCGAGTACCCAGTCCACAGTGGTCAATCAAGGATTCCAGAGTATAAGCGGATCTTTTCCAACTCATAGATATAGTAATGGCATACAATGTCAAACTCCAACAGTAAGTTTTAATCCTTTTATTACAAAAGGAGAATATTACAATACGCCAAGAAGTACTGTTGCAAAAACAAACATATATAACCAAGCTAAAGATACAGAAACAGGACAGCTAACTAATCCAGGGCAAATACTTTATGTTGAAGAACAGGAAAGATTAGATCAAATAAATCATAATTTTTCTTATGGAGCTACTTTAAGTTTTCAAGTACCACTTGGAAAACGATTTAATGATGAATGTTTAAAAGCTGCACAAACATATAGAAAATATCAGGACTTTCTATTAGATGCCAAACGGCTTGAGGTAAATCTCAATCGTGCCAAGCTCTGTGCGACTATGCTAAAGGAGGGTATTAAATTTGTTGGCGAAGATGCTGTAAGTTGTAGAAATATTGTTCTTACAACTGTTCCAAATCAAGTTTTACCTCATACACACAAAATTCCAAAAAATTAATTTTTAGATAAATTTTTAAATTTTTTATTATTATCATTAGCAAAAGATTTGTATGAACCATTTGCATTTACATAATGAAAAAAAGACTGTATATATAATTCTTTATTTTTAGAAACTAAAGGCAATCTCCAATGAGGTCTTTCACATCCAAGATATGCAATACCATTTCCAACACTTGTTACAAACCCTTTTTGATTATTATTTTTATCTTTAAAAAACAAAGGCCAATCAATATTAGATTTTAAATTTAACGAAACACTATACTCACAACTAGGTCTATCAGTATGAGGTTTTAAATACGAGTTATTGGTATATATAGTTGTAAACCAATATGTTGAAAGAAGTTTTAATCCTGATATTCCTTCTAAAATTATTTTTACTTCATTCATTAAATCTAGTAAAAAAGATGGCTTATATAATGCCCAACATAAACCTCTATCTTTATTAAATATAGGTTTATCGTCTTTAATTAGATCTAAAGTTTTTTGTGCTAAGACTTCTGCATCATCAACACTAATAATATTATTTAATTTTAAATAGCCATCAGTTATTAGTCTCATCTTTCTTTTTACTAAATTTACCAATAATTTTTTTAAAAGCTGTTTTAGATAATCCCTTTATAAGAGGTAAAAGTAATGGAGAACTGGCAGCCAAGAGAGAAATACTAACAACATTAAGAGCAGCAGCAGGGGTAGGTAATACTGATTTAAGGAAAGTGACTTCTTCAAGAATCGGGACACAATCGTAACCATTGTCTGCCCTAATATACTCTTTAATTCTTGAAGTGCGAAGATCTGATGTAAAACTTCCAACAGGTAATACTCTAGATAAATCAGGACAAGGTGGTAACTCAGGTTCTTTTTCTTTTTTTTCTTCTTTATAATTTAAATTTACAGCAGTTCTTGAAGGTTGATATGTGCCTTCTGTTTCTATAGTTTCTTGTGCATCGTAAACAATAGGTCTAAATGTTTTAGTTTTTGGTTGAGATTGAATTGGTTGTGTATTACCACTAACTACTTGTCCATTAGGACAAGTAGCATATGCCTTTCTGCCATGAAAAATAATAGTTGGGTTTTCTGATATTTTTAAATCTCTATCTATAAAACTACAAGCAGGGTTTTCTCCTACTAGTACAGTCTCAGGTAGAAAAGGTGTTTCTGGTATATTTATTTTCGGTATTTTTATCTCAGGTATCTTAATCGTAGGCATCTCTTTTTTTTAATACTTCTACTTCGGAAAAACAAGTAGAACAACTTAAATTAGTTCTAACAGAATACTCAGGATATAAATTACCCATAGATTCATCAATATCGATATCTCCACCTAAGACAAGTTCTGTATCACACCAAAAACAATTCACAATTAACAATCGTTAAAGTCAGAGGCCATATTACCTCCGATCTTACCACCTTCTCTTCTTGCTGTGTTGGTTGCAAATCCAGATAAGAACCATCCGACAATAGGTACATTAGACAGTGAAGATGCAAGTCCTGTTCCTGTAGCTACTGAAGTTCCAATAAGTTCTCCAGTTGACTCACCTTTTGCTCTTTCTTTTATACAAGCTATTTGTTTTGCTGTAAGTTCGCCATTATTGACAACAGTTACATCCTTTTCACCAGCGATTCTCTGGTTTTCTTTTATGGATATTTTTTTGCTTGCACTTAAAAAACCAGCTGGACTTCGTACATTCTCTATAGAAGCAATAATCCTTGGGTCGTGCATACGATGTCTTATTTTATAGCTATCTTTATTAGCTTCAATTTCGTATGTAGAATACTTGCTTACAGGTAAATCGAAAATTGGTAAGTTTGGCTTCTTACTTAAAAGGTTGATTGTATAAAAGTTGGAGGCAACAAAGACAGTTCCAAGTCCTACTGATATTCCTTTTATAATATTGCTATTCATATAATTTTATAATTTAGGAATACCTGGAATTTTAGTTGTTGGCACAGATGGGCCTGTCATATTAGGTAAACCTTTATCTAATACTTTCGGCATAAGACCTGACACTTTACCCATAACTTGTTCCATCATTTTTGCCTTAAACTGTTCTGACGTAACATATTTGTATGTTACGAATGATCCCCCTAAAATTCCCAAAACAAGAATCGTAGATAAAATTGTTAAAGCATCTAGAATTTTTCTATACATATGATTAAAGAGGCGTTTTTGAAAGCTTTAGTACCTGTTACTATTATAACTTTCACAGGAATTTTGGCTTTAGCTCCCCTTTATGTTACGCTCGGAATCGTAACAAAACAAGTATCAACTGAAACTAAGTAGCTTTTTTTCTGCGATAAAATTTTGTTTTGCAAGCATTTGAGCAATATTTTCTTCTTTGCTCTGTTGTAGAAAATATCTTGCCGCAGCATCTACAAGCTTTTTCTATTATTTCGCAATAGACTTTTTTTCGTTTTCTGCCTCTGCTCTATCTGCCAAAACGTGTTTAAGACACATAATTTCATCACGACAATTATTAGCTAACTGTACAGCTTGCTCTTGTTTAGTTTGTAAAAACTGAATATGCTGTTTTATTTCTTCGTCTGTTTTACGAGCCATGTTAATTAAATGTTTCACTCAATGTAACATCAGGTAAGATAAAAGTAAATAATAATTTTAATGAAAGA